ACCGCTACGGGCGCGAGATCTCCGAGCGGGCGCAGGCGGCCATGGCGCGCGTGGAGGCCACGGCGCGTGTGGCGCGCGAGATCGTGGCCGCCAGCCCCGACGAGGCCGACGAGCAGTCGGCGGCCACCATCCGGCTGGTGCAGTCCGCCCTGTTCGACGCCTTGCTCAAGGTGCAGGAGGCCGAAGGCGAGGAGACGGCCGAGCGGATCAAGCTGCTCTCCCAGGCTGCGCGGGCGATTGCCGATGCCAGCCGCGCCAGCATCGGCCAGAAGCGCTGGCAAGATGAAGTGCGGGCGCGCATCGAGGCGCTGGAAAAGGACGCTGCCAAAGGCGGCAAGCGGCTCGACGCCGAGACGCTCAGGGCGGTCAAGGAGGGGTTGTATGGTGGATAGCCCCATCCTCTACCCCTACCAGCGCCGGTATCTGGCGGACAAGAGCCGCTGGAAGGCGGCGTGCTGGAGCCGCCAGACGGGCAAGACTTTCACCACCACGCTGGAGGCGGTGCTGGACGTGCTGGAGGCCGAGGCCGAGGGGCGCATCTCGCGCTGGACGATCCTGTCGATTTCGCGCGATCGCGCCCTGGATGCTATCCGCAACGGCGCGGCGCTGCACATGCGCGCGATCGGCGCGGCGTTTGAGCTCTTGGACGTGCCGTTTGAGCACGACGAGATGGCGCACATGGTGCGGCTGCCGGGCGGCTCCTACGTGCGGGCGATCGCCGCGCGGCCCGAGACGGCGCGCGGCATGAGCGACAACCTGATCCTGGACGAGTTCGCCCACCACAGGGACAACCGCGAGCTGTGGCGGGCGCTGGTGCCGGTGGTCTCCCGGCCCGATCTGAAGCTCAGGGTGATCTCCACACCGAACGGCGTGGGCGACATGTTCCACCAGATCATGACAGACGGGCTGGGTGGGCTGTTTTCCCGGCACGTGGTGAGCATTCACGATGCGGTGGCCGACGGCCTGCCGCGCGACATCGAGGAGCTGCGCCGGGCGGCGGGTGATCCGGACACCTGGGCGCAGGAATACGAGTGCCAGTTCCTCGACCACGCCGCCGGTCACTGGCTGGCGATGGAGGACATTCTGGCCGCGCAGGGGCCGACCGGCGACTACGCCGGGGGCTGGAGCTACGTGGGCATGGACATCGCCGCGCGCGGGGATATGACCGTGATCGCGGTGCTCGAAGAGGTGGGCGATGTGCTCGCCTGCCGCGAACTCGTCGAACTGAAGGCCGCCTCGTTTGCCGCGCAACTGGCAGAACTCGATCGGGTGATGCGGCAGTACCGGGTGGCACGCGCCTGCATCGACCAGACCGGCATGGGCGAGATGCCGGTGGAAGAAGCCCGGCGGCGGCACGGCAGCTACCGCATCGAGGGGGTGGTGTTCACCCCGGCCGCGAAGCTGGCCATGGCCGTCTCACTCAAGGACCGCTTGCAGCAACGGCGCATCCGGCTGCCCGAGGGCGAGGCGCTGGTGGCCGATCTGCGCAGCGTGAAAAGCGAACCAGGCGCGGGGGGCGCGCCCCGGCTGCTCGCCGAGCGGCAGGGCGGCAGCCACGCCGACCGCTTCTGGGCGCTGGCGCTCGCCTGCGCGGCGGCGGGATCTGAAGGACCGCCCGCCTACGAAGGATTCAAGGCCATCCCGCGGGTGGCCGGGGCTGCGGATGATGGCCCGCAGTACGGACGGAGGATGTTATGAGCGTGTTGACGGATTGGGCAGATCGAACGTTGCGTCGAGCACTTGCCGGAGACGGTCTAGTTCGGTCAGGAAATCGTCCGCGATGGCGCTGTTTAGCGCGCGTGCTTTCAGCGTTTCGGCGTGAAAAGCAAAGCGCTGGCGCAGGCGGTCGCGATCCTGGTGTGTCTCGATGAGTGCAATGCAAAACGGCACGAGCACCTGCATTTGCGCTTCCAGCGCGCGCAGGCGCTGCTGCACGTTGAGGTTGATGGCTTTCTGATCCACGACTGCCCTCCTGTGATTGTGACGGGGTATTACACATGATTCTCGACGCCTACGGCCAGCCGATCCGGCAGGCCGAATTGAAAGAGCCGCAGACCGCGCGGATTGCGCGGCACGCGCGGCCGTGGATCGACCCGGCGCTGGTCAAACTCACCCCGCGCGAGGTGGCGCAGCGGCTTGCCGCCGCCGACGACGGCGACCTCTCGGCCCAGCACCGGCTGTTTGCCGACATGGAAGACCGCGACGCGACCATTGCCGCCGCCATGCAGCAGCGCGCGCTGGCGGTGGCGCGCCTGCCCTGGCACATCGAGCCGCCGCCGGGCGCGGATGCCAAGGAGAAAAAAGCCGCCGAAGCCGCCGAAGAACTCATCCGCGCCGGGATCGACGCGCTGGAGGATGTGCTCGTGGACCTCATGGCCGCCGTGGGGCATGGCTTTGCCGCTGTGGAAATCGCCTGGCAGCGGCAGGGCGATGCGTGGCTGCCCGACCTCTACCCGCGCCCGCACGAGTGGTTTGGCGTGTCGGATGACCGGCGCAGCCTGGCGCTGCTGGACGATTCGGGCCGCGGGCAGGGCTTGCGCCCCTTTGGCTGGGTGCTGCACCAGCCGCGCCGACCCAAGGCCGGGTACGTGGCGCGCGGCGGGCTGTACCGCGCGCTGGTGTGGCCCTTCGTCTACAAGGCGTATGCCATCGGCGACTTCGCCGAGTTCCTGGAGACCTACGGCCTGCCCTTCGTGGTGGGCAAGTACGGCCGCGAGGCGACCGAGGAGGACAAGACGCGGCTCCTGTCGGCGGTGGCCAGCCTCGCGCACGACGCGCGGGCCATCATGCCGCTGGAGATGCAGCTCGAAATCCACAAGATCGCCGGATCGGGCGACGGCTCGCCGCACCTGAAGATGATCGCCTGGGCGGACGAGGCCATCGCCCGCTGCGTGCTGGGGCAGACGCTCTCCAGCGAAGCCAAGAGCACGGGGCTGGGCAGTGGCGTGGCCGATCTGCACGCGCAGGTGCGCCAGGACATCCGTGATGCGGATGCGCGACAACTGGCCGCCACGCTCACGCGCGACCTGATCTGGCCGGTGGTGGCGCTGAACTTTGGCCTCGCCGACCCCCGGCGCGGCCCGCGGTTGGTGTTCGACACCTCCGAGCCGGAGGACGTGAGCACCTGGGCGGAGGCGCTGCCCAAGCTCGTCTCCATCGGCCTTCCGGTGCCCGCGCGCTGGGCGGCGGAGAAGCTGGGCATCCCCGCGCCGGAAGGCGACGAGCCGGTGCTGGGGGCAGCGGCTGCGAGCGCGCAGACGGCGCAGACGGCGCAGACGGCGGCGCTGGCGGCGGGGGATGACGCGCAAAGGGTCACCCAGAATGCGAGCACGCCACCGCAGCCGGACGCGCTCGATGCGCTGGTGGAGGAGGCGCTGGCCGACTGGCAGCCGCTCGTCGAGCCGATTGCCGAGCGCATGCAGGCCATCGTCGATGAGGCTGTGCGCGACGGCGCGACCGCCGCCGAGCTGATCGAGCGGCTGACCCGTGCGCTGCCCGAGCTGCCCGCCGAACGGCTGGCCGGGCAGCTCGCGCGCGCGCAGTTCGTGGCCCGCGTGGCGGGGGTGGAGGGGCGGGATGGATGACGCCGACCGCGCGCAATTGGAGGTGGAACGCGAGCAGGAACGCTTGATGCGCGCGCGCCGCCCGGCGGGGCCTGCCGCCACCGGCGCTTGCCTGTGGTGCGAGGAGCCGCTGCCCGATGGCCGCCGCTGGTGCGACGCGGCCTGCCGCAACGCCTGGGAGCTGACCCATGCCCGTGCGTCTGGCCGCTGATCCGGGCGATGTGCCGCTGTTCGCTGCGGCCAGCCCCCAGGAGTTCGCCCGCGCCTTCCGCCTCACGCCCGAGGGGGCGGTGCGTTATCTCCAAGGTCGCGCGCGCGTGCGCGTGACCTACGACTGGCACGAGTTGTGGCAGGACGAGCATGCGCGGGCCTTCACCGTCTCGCGCCTCACCCGTGCCGATCTGCTGGAGGCAATCCGCCAGAGAATCGAAGCGAGCGTGCAGGGCGACCTCTCCCGGCGCGACTTTATGCGCGACGTGAAAGCCATGCTCCGGGAGGCGGGCTGGTGGGGAGAAAACCGCGTCCTCACGCCCGACGGGCGCGAGGTCAAAACCCACTTCCACCCCCGGCGGCTCAACCTTATCTACGACGTCAACACCCGCATGGCCTACGCCGCCGGGCGCTGGGAGCGCGTCCAGGCGGCCAAGGCGAGCCACCCCTTCCTGCGCTACGTCACCCGTGCCGATGAGCGCGTGCGGCAAAGCCACCGCCAATGGCACAACGTCACGCTGCCGGTGGATGACCCGTGGTGGCAGACGCACTACCCGCCCTGTGGCTGGCGCTGCCGCTGCACGGCGGTGGCGCTGCGGGCCAAGGACGCGGAAGGCAACCCGAGCTTGAAGCGCCAGGCCCCGGACGAGCCGCTGGTGGAGTGGAAAAACCCCGTCACCGGCGAGCTGCGGCAGGTGCCCTACGCCATCGACCCTGGCTTTGGTTACAACGTGGGCGAGGCGGCCGCGCGCTGGCGGGGGCTGATTGACGCCGCGCGCGACAAAGTGGCGCGCTACGCGGCGGCCACCGGTGCCGGGTTGGCCGATGACCTTGCCCCGCTCATCGAGCGCGACTGGGCGGGCTGGGTGGAGGACGTGCTGGCCGGGCGCGAGCGCAACCGGCTGGGCTGGCTGGGGGTGATCTCGCCGCTCGATCTCGCGCACCTCAAGCAGGCCGGCATCGAGCCGCTGTCGGCCGAGGTGATGGTGCGCCCCGGGCTGCTGCGCGGGCCGAAGGCGGCGCGCCATGCGCGCGATGGAGACGAGATCCCGGATGCGCTGTGGCGGGTGCTGCCCGCGTTGTTCCGGCAGGCGCGGGCGCTGCTCGTGGACGTGAAATCCGGCAAGCCGCTGTGGGTGCTGCCGGGTGGCGGCGATGGGACGGCGCAACTGGCCATGCAGGTGGATTTCGTCACCGGCAGGCCAAAGCGGACGACCAATGCGATGGTGTCGGCCTACCGAGTCACGCTCGGCAATCTGCGCAACCGGCTGCGTGAAGGCAGCGTGCGCCTGTTGTGGGGGAGTCTTGAGTGACGGAGGGGCGGGAAACTCCCTCATTGATCTACGGCGCGGGCCGTAACCTCGTGGACACCCCTTGCCACGACTCGCCACTCAAGACGGAGCAGCGGAGGGCCGGACGTCCCCTCATCCAACGCGGTCTGTGCAACCGCCCTGCCCGTGGACTCCGAAAATTTCCACGGCTCGCTGCCTATGCGGATCATAGCCCGCTGTGGGGGAGCATGGAAGATGAAAAGGCTGCGCAGGGTGGGAATTGAGATCCGCGCATCGCGGTCCCGTTACCGGTCAGGGCGCACCGCACAGCCTTGCTGTCAATATAGCACGGAGGCCGCATGATCCGCATCGACATCGACGACCGCGAAGTCCGGCAGGCGCTCGCCGATCTTGCCCGGCGCGTGGCCGACATGACCCCGGCCCTGCGCGCCGTCGGGCAGGAGATGGAAACCAGCATCGCCACCCGCTTCGAGATCCGGCGCGACCCGGCCGGCCGCCCCTGGGCACCCTTGCGCCCGGCCACCGAAGCCGCCAAGCGCGGGCGCGGTTCGATCCTCTACCGCACCGGCGAGATGCTCGACTCGCGCACCCATCGCGCCGGGCCCTTCGAGGTAGCGGTGGGCTTTGGCAAGCCATACGCGGCCTATCACGAGTTCGGCACGAAGCGGATGCCCCGGCGCGGGATACTCATGGCCGACCCCGAGCGGGGCGCGCTGGGCGAGGATGACAAGCGGGCGATCCTGGACATTCTGGCCGAGTACCTGGCCGGGGGGCGCTAGGCCAGCAGCCGCACGTCCATCGTGTGCGCCTTCAAGGCAGGGCCGTCGTAGGTCAGGCGGGCGGAGCTCATGCGAAAAATGGTAGCACGCCCAAAAACCGCCTCTGGCGCGTTTTTTTGCGCTGGTGGCTACCACCCCATAGACCAGGCCCCGAACCCCACTTTAGCGGGCTTTAGCGGGGGGTCTATGGGGCTTTTGGGCGGCGGGGGTGGGCTGCGCTGGTCGCGGCGGGCATGAACATGCCCGGCTGAACGCTTTCCGGCTGGGCGGCGCGGCGCTGGCTGGCGATGATGCGGGGCATGTCGAACCTGCCCATGTCTGTTGCCGCGACCTCCTGCCTGGCGGCGCTGGCCGCCACCTTGCCCAGCGCGGCGCCGGAAGCCTTCCGGCTGCTGCCGCTGGGGTCTTTTCGCGCGGTGGACGGCCGGCCGGAAAAACTCGACGCCTGGGTGCTGACGGCAGACGACGCGCAAAAGATCGCCGCCGACCTCGCGGCATTGAACCGCGACCTGCCCATCGATTACGAGCACCAAATATTAGAGGCCAAGCGCAACGGCCAGCCCGCCCCGGCGGCCGGCTGGATCCAGCGCGTGGGCGTGCGCGCGGAGGGCGACGCGCCGGGTCTGTGGGCCGAGGAGGTGGTCTGGACCGAGCGCGCGCGCCAGATGATCGCCGCCGGGGAGTACCGCTACATCTCACCGGTGATCCGTTTCGACCCCAAGACGGGGCGCATCACGGCGCTGCTGATGGCGGCGCTGACCAACCACCCCGGCCTCGATGGCCTGACTGACCTGCAACCACTCACGGAGGACACCCCCATGCCTGATTCCATCGCCGCCCTGCGCGAGGCGCTGGGCAACCCTGACCCGGCCATCGACCCGGCCGCCGCTGCCGTGGAGGCGCTCAAGGCCAAGGATGCCGAGATCGCGCGCCTGAAGAAAGAGGTGGAGGCCGTACAGGCCGCCGCCGTGCCGATGAGCGAGCACGCCAAGCTCCAGGCGGAGCTGGCCGCTCTGTCCGCCCGTGTGGAAGCCGACGAGCGCGCGCGCCTGATCGAGGCGGGGCTTGCTGACGGGCGCATCCTGCCCGCGCAAAAGGACTACTGGAGCCAGCAGCCGATTGCCGCGTTGAAAGAGTGGCTCAAGGTGGCCCAGCCGGTGGCCGCGCTCACCGGCCAGCAGTCGGCAAAAGTCGCCCCGAATGCGGGCAAGGCCGCCGCGCTCTCCGCCGAGGCCGAGCACCTCGTGCGCATCGCAGGCTGGAAGCCGGAGGTGTTCCATGACGCCTGA